CTTCACCAGGCACAAGCCACATCTCTGCAACGCCATCCCAGAACGGCCTAATTCCAAATGCAGAGACAACCTTACCTCTGCCTATGCCTGCCCAACTCATACCCTCAACCGCGTGGTCCCAAACGTAATCTAGGTAATTGGGTATCACGTTTACAAAATCACGGTTCTCTTTCTTGAGCTGTATTCGGGTCAGATGATGATATGTAAGCGGAACAATATGCTCGTCGTGGCCCATTCTCACCTGGGGTAACTGCACTAAAGCCATTAGAAGATCTCAAAGTCTGTGCTTGCGTTGAATGTTTGCCCACCCGCAAAGCTGCCACCGTATGTACCGCGCCGCAATCTGCGCTGCTCACCGCCACCGAGCATGAGATACCCAAACGCATCCCCGCAGTGAGAATGCTCATTCTTCACCGGCGCATCCTTAAACCGGTCTTGCCCAGCGCCCATAGACACACGCTTGAAGAAATACCCACCGCTCAGAGATTTACGCAACCGCAAACATTTCTTATTGACGAGCAATCCAGGTTTGCCACTTACCAGCCGGTTCATAGGAGCCGCAGCAGCCTCACGCCTTACATTGAAAGCGTTGCTATCTGTCGGTTGTGCGCGAAACCCAATAGACTGCAAGTGATCGAAAGCGGTAACTTCATAGATCTCGTCTCGCTTGTTACCGGCAGGGTCTCCCCAGATCTGCACCTCTGCCTTGTCAAAGCTTGCAGCGATCTTGCCTAGAAGCTCTTGACCAAACCGCTCAAGCCCCATGTCAAACGTGACCAGCTCATCCAGGATCTTCCAAGATCCACCAGATGTTCTCTGCCCAAAGATAGCGGCAGGCGTCAAACCAAAGTCAACGCCGATCTGTAGAGGGTATTGTGGATCATACTGCACATCCGCAGACATCATCTCATCGTCATACTCCGGCCATACCGGCCTGCCCTCCTGGACAAACGTGTACTTGCCTTCCGCATAGCACCTGATCCAATCAGCATTCTTGCCGCCGAGAAGTTGCTCATAGTATCCATCCGGAAGATGCGCCTTGTTCTCAGCAGACGGATTAACCATCCACCACTTGCCACCGGAAAATACAAAACCATTTGCTTCCGGGTTCTCCGGTAGATCCTTGGCCCCTACCTCCAGGACGCCACCTGGTTGCCGGTGAAATGTCCACGGGAACCGCCCACCGATAGGGTTCTTCTCTGCCAGCTCATGCCACCAGTGATCCGCATCCGGCGGGTTAGTATCCATGATAATCCCGTACCAGGACGCACCACCGTCTGATTTAGTGGGGTAACGGCCAACGCGGTGAGTCAAGCCATCGATCACAGCCTTCGGAAGCTCTCTGGCTTCATTCACCCACGCACCGGTCAGCTCCAACGACAGAAGCTTGCGCACATCTTGCGGCGTAGAAAGGGCCATGAAGATAACTTCACAGTCAATACCAGGAGCATTATCTCTGCTGGGGAGTTTAAGATGGTGAGTAATAGGCGGTTGCCAGCGCATCGGACCCCAGACATCTTCCGGGAACAGCTCACCCCAGGTCTTAATCGTAGTTGTTCTAAGCTCTGGATAGGTGTTACGCACGATTACAAACCGGGAATACCGAATGCCATCACGCGGGGAAGGCTTTTGCTGCACAGCTTTTAACATAATCTCAGCCGCGCAGCCGTATGACTTGCCGGAACCAACCGGACCCATCAGGCCACGAACAAAGGATTTATCGTGAATAAACTTCCAAACAGTAGCAGACTTAGAAAAGTCTAAGTTCATGCTGGGGAGATCACTCATCGTCAGCCTCATATGTTGTGGTAATCTCTGGACCCTTCATGTTGATCCCAATGATCGAAGGCTTGTCCACGTTCTTCTCTACATCGAGTAAGCCACTAGCTTTCGCCAGGACACGCAGAACGCTCACCTTGTCAAACATCTCAATGGTTGTGCCGTACTGCCCGACAGTAACCTTCTTAATCGAAGCCAATGCCTCATCAGGGATCTCATCCATAGGCTTAATCTCACCGGTATGGATGTTGATGATATCAGTTATTCGAGCCGTACCCATTGCAATCAGCTCAGTAGCAACAGCCTCTTTGTTCTGAGCTAAAGTCTCCGACCGACCGATCCGGCGCTGCAACACACGCGCACCACCGAACCGACCAACCGGCGGGATAGGTTTAATCTTATCCTCTTTCTTGCGACTCATTCTGTGCATTCCCCATGATCCACTTGGCACAGAGCATCTTCCATGTCGAAAATCCAGTCTCCCTGAGTTTCGACTTTATGCTTTATTTCGCGCCTAGAATATTCAAATCTGAACCGACCCGGCCCCAAGCTCCAATCAGAAACTAAATCCTCCATGCCCTGCCACCACATATGCCGCTCTGGGTACTCGCGCGCCAAATGAGAAAGAGTTGACTCGCTTTTCAAGAAACATCCATCACAATTTCCCAGCCAGCAAGATCCATTGACGTTAGGCAAATCGAGATCAAACGATTGGGACTTCCAGAAATCAGATATGTCAGCTTTAATTATTCCAGCATCAGCCAGAGGATGCCAAGTTACCCAGCGATCCTTGTCCTCTTTGCCTAAACGCCTCTGCTCATCAAATCGAATACCAACAGTATTCGTCCATCGGTCCCAACCCAAAGACCTGAGATACCGTTTTGCAGTAAGAACCTTCAATTCGCTTGTGCAAAACCTCATCCGAATATTGGGTAGATGCTTTTTCTGCCAAATTAAAGCCTCGAAAGGCTCGCCATCTCTAGCCGCAGACTTGTAATCCACCAGCTTAAACTTTGGCTTTTCGCGCTGAAACTCAAGCCAATGGATTTCTACCCCCCATTTCTCCGAACACTCATTAACAAAGTCGAGTGTTTGGGGCATCTCCCTACCAGTGTTTTGAAAAGATACTATACAGCGATCAGGAATGCCATTATTTGCCTCTGCAATCTGATGCAGCATATATCCGCTGGTGCGGCCACCGGAGAAGGATATAACAACATTCCCCTCCGGTAGTTTATATTCGCCAAGGTTAGCCATTAGAACGGAATTTCATCGTCCAGCTTCTCAGCAGCCGGAGCCTGTTGCTGACGATTGCCATCATCCTCAAACAGCTTCAGCCAAACCTCACCCTCCTTATTAGGCAAAGGCAAACCCTCAAGCTTGATGCTGATCCCCTTGTCATTCTGAAAGGCAATACCGTGACGCAGCCAAACAGGCTTATCACGACCAGGTACTTCCTTCGCTTGCACAACACTAAATCGCTTACTCATGTGTATCTCCTATACAACGTTACAGTAGGATAACGATATCGCATAGAAAACGATATTACAATAGATGTTCGCTGCGAGACTGAAACAATAAGCCCTTTGCAAGATCCTCAATCAAGTTAGGAAACACATCAAACCCGATCAAGGCAACAAACCGACCATCATGGTAAACACGCAAACCGTCCGGGAATACCTCCCAGACAGTCACGCCATCACCTAAATCGTCATGCAGAGAAAAGCTCACTTCTACTTTTGACTGTTTGATTGCAATCTAGTCTTACCTCTACGCTTCAATAACAGCCTCGCCCGAGCTAGAGTCGTGTCTACATCTTCACTCTTAGTGGCCTTAGCAACAGGCCTATCACGGCGCTTAGGCTGGGGCTCACGACTCTCAGGCTGGGGTTTAGTGGCACTTTTCTTTTGCTCTTGAGCCTGTGCCAGAAGCTTCATAGCATCTCTGTATATCTTATCATTCTTTTCAAAATCTTTGCGATCAGCACGATCCATAAGATATTTAGCCAAGGCACGGATGGGAGTAACCCCACCACCCTCGACTTGCCCTGTTGGCTTAGGCTTCTTAGGTGGTTCCATCTTTCGGGATTGCATTGGTGTTCTAGCCATATCAGTATCCTTTCTTCATACGAGTTCTTGCGGCCTTCTTAAACGCAGCATCAGTGGGCGCACCCTTGCTGCCTGCCTTGCGCATCTTCTCGCCGCTACCAGCAGCAATACGCTTCTTCTTAGCGTGGATGTTCGCATATAATCCTGGTTTCTTATTCGGCATCTTTCTTTCCTTTTACGTTAAGTAACTTCTTAGGTCTAGCCTTCGGGCGAAGACTTCCTTGCCCACCAGAAGACCGCATCTTGCCAATGAGACCGCTTAAAGTCCTAGAGTAAGCATCAGGGTCTTGACCATCAGGGACAACGATAAAATCACCGCGCCTCATAGCCTCATCAAACGCCTCACCCTCACCAGATAAAACAACAGGCTTGCCATCTTGTAAACGTACACGAGGAACAAGAACCTGGCGACCATCCTCAAGCTCGTAACTCTCAGTATGCGCCGCACCCTCATTGGGATCAATAGGAGAGCTGGGATCAATAGCCCTCAAAAACCAACTCGGAGGATTGTTGCGAGATAAGGATAAAAGAATGTTCCTCTCAGCAGAAGTTAGATCGGGCATTGGGAAGGCCTTTCATGGTTTTTTGGAAAATAGTTTCGTG